GCATTTACCACCTCTATTTCACCTTGATTGTTAGTAACTTCAATGTTTCCATTTTCATCACCTCTTAAAAGTCTAGATTTAATACCATTTAATTGTAATTCTATTTGTGCTGTGTTTCCATATAATCCTTTTAACGCTTCGTTTTCTCCGGTAAATGATTGAAGTTGTGAAAGAATGATACCTTTTTGCTGATTAAACTCTGCTTCACTTAATCTCTTATCTGGATCACCTTGATTAGTAATCAACGAAGATAATTCTGTCATATGTTTTTTAATATTAGCTGCTGTTGCTTCTTTAGAAAATAAACTAGAACCGCCTTCAGAACCAACGGCTGCTGCTTTTGCTTCCATTAAAGAATTTATAATATCCATTTTGTCAGATCTTTCTTGAATAGCGTCCTCTCTATTCAATAAACTTCTTCTCTGTTGTGCTGCTTGATAGTTTGCAAAAGGAGATTTAGCAGCTTCTGCTGCTGTTTGAAATATACCACCTGATGGTGATCTAGAAATTAAATCTAATCCAAAGTTAATTAAAAAATCATTCAGAGATCTGTCTGCTGGTCTTTTTGGCATGCTAGGAAGTTGCTCGTAAATACTTTCTACCTCTTCTGTTGTAGGTCTAATTTGTTTTACGATATCACCTGGAGCATAACCTTGACGAACGTCGCCGCCTTTTCTAAACATAGGTCTCGATAATGTTCTTCTCATATTTAATCCCTTGGAGGATTGAATATTCCACCCAATACTGATGCCGTACCTAAAGCTGTTTGCAACGGTGTAGGGTTAGGTGTGACTTGCATTTGGTATGGATTACCCACTCCAGATATTAGACCCATAACTCCTGATCCATATGTATTTAATCTTTCATATGGTTCAAAAGCTTGTAGTCGGTTTGCTTCTCTTGTCGCGTCTAGTTGCGCTTGCGCCTGTGCTTGTTGTAGGCCGCCCAATAGACCCAACTGACTGACGTCTTGTCTTGCGAGTTCTGGAACTTGTGTTGCCAGTGTTCGCTGTTGACCGAAAGCTTGATTAGCTAATTGATTAGCCTGTGTAAATCCTTGTTGTAATAAACCAGATTGTAATAGTGCTCTGTTTAAATCTGACTGTGATTGGTATTCTGATCTCATAACACCTTCTCTACCACCGCCAAGATTACCTGACATAGCAGCTGTTTGACCTATGCCTGCTAAACCTTTTGCAGCTTGTCTATCAAACTCTGCTAAACTAGCATCGATCACATCTTGTTGATATGGAGACATGAACGACTGATAAGCCTGTGGTCCACTGTAAGCTGCTGCTTGTGTAATATATGGTTGGTATGCACCAATACCAGATTGTGTTAAATTGTAAGCTTGTTGTTGTAAAGGATCTTGAGCTGCAACTTGCGGTGCAAATCTTGATGTATCTAACGCTATACCTGTAAGACCAGCTAACTGTGTAGCGTAATCTTTACCGATATCTTGTACGTATTGTGGTGGTAAATTTTGTATAGTTTGTGTTGCCATTATGCTGTGACCTCGCTTAATCTTTCAGATACGTCTATCATATCCTGACCTTGTTGTCCTCTTTTTTCTAACTCTTTCATGATGCCTTGTAATCTTTTTGCTCCTTCGTCTACGTCGCCATCACCTGCACCTCTTACAGCGTCAGCTGTAAATACAAATTCGTTTACACTTAGTCTTGCTGGAACGTCATCTAATTTTTCTTCGGCTCCTATTTCAACAAAACCACCTGTGTTTCTGTAATCTTTTTCCATACCTCCAAGATTCATGATCCCACCTTCAGCCATACCTATCATAGCTGCTTCACCCATTGGATCACCTGCATCGCCAGGCATTCTTCTTGGTCTTGGCTTAACTGTTTCAATTAATTCTCTAATTGATTCTACTAATTCTTCAGGTTTTTTCATACGACCTCTCATTAAGTCAGGCATTTCTGCTCTTGGTTTTTTCATACTCGCAGCTTTCATTACTTCAGGTCTCATAAAGTCTGCTTTATAATCAAGTGTTTTTGCCATTCTATCTGTGTCTTCTGGTTTTCTTTTTGGTGTTTCAAAAGTGCCCATAGATGTTACAACAGGTTGACCTGCTGCATCTTCAACACCTTCCATGAATGTCATTTGTTCTACAACTTCGTCGTCTGGTCCTCTACCAAAACTTAATTTTATTTCGTCTTCTATTTCTTCAACGTCTACACCTTTTTGTTTTAATTTTTTTAACCTGTCTCTAATTGCAAGAGACTCTCTCATAAGCTGCACAATTTCATTGCCCTCAGCTTCTAACATTTCCATATTTATTTGTTGCATTCTTCTTACAAGTTCTTGAGCCGTGACTCTATCTCCTTGAGCATAACCAGTTCTACCACCGTAAGCTAATTGTTCAATTGGTTTTGTTTCTGTGTCACCGTAAGCAATAGCCATTTCTGTTGGTGAAAATTTTCTAGCTGCAACATCTGGCAAGAAATTTAAACCTGCAGCTACTCCTTGTTGTTGATCTAAAAGATTTGCAACTTTTCTAACGTTTTGTATACCAACACCTGTACCTCTATCTAAACCTATTTCTTCTGGTTTATCTATTTTGTCAGCAAACAAACCTGCTGTAAGACCGCCTGCTATTGGTATAATACTTCTTCCAATTCCTTCTGTAATTTTATCACCTAACGTGTAAGTGGTATCACCCAACTTTCGTTCTTTTCCTAATATTTCTTTTATACCAGTGGTTACACCAGAAGCTTTGTCACTTATAGCTTTAAACACATTGTCTAGTTTTCCACCACCCATGTTTGGTGGTAAATATTTATTTCCTAAATAAGCAGCAGCTGCTGCGGCAGCAGCTGATGTTATTGGATTTTTTTTAATTGGATCCATAATTTTTTCTTGGAACCATGATCCAATACCATATTGACGTCTACCATCTAAGCCCATGATACCACCATAAGCTTTCTTTTCTCTGTTATAGTATTTTAAATATGTTGCGTGGTTTTCATTCATTGCTGCTGCATCAGGGTTAGTTTCGTATGTTTTTTTCCAACCTTTGTAATTAGCATCTTTACTGTAATCTACTGAACCACCTTCTGCATAATCACCGGAATGAAATCTATCATACGCCTCTTTACCTACTTCGTCGTATTCTGCATCGGTAAGTTCTCTTCCTAATTGACCCTCTAATTCGTTAATTAAATCTTCCAAAATTCTTTGATATCTATCAGGACCGGCAATCAACGTAGGATTAGCAGGTGTAGTATCTTTACCCTCATACTTAATAGACGGTGCCCCGACTCTTAAAGTATCTTCAATTTCTATATCTGTTATTGCCATAATTATGTCTTATTTTCCTCGAGTTTATTAGTTTACTTTGTTTTAGAGAACAAATCAAGAGCTGGCATTATTACCCTAACATCTCTTTTAACGTCCTCTTCAGGTACATTAGCCGCCTTTAAGGCCTCTTCATCCTTATAGATTTCTCCCGTTTTTTTGTTAGTTATTGTTGTTATTATCTTCTCTGGTTTTATTTCTATTATTTGATCCATTATGTTGTTACCTCTTTCTTAATGTTTAGATAGCTTATTGCAACTGAAAAAGCCCCAGTATTACTAGATTGCACTGTTAGCGTTTTTCCTCCCTCTACAATTAGAGGTGTTGTCAATAATTCTGTTGTTTCGTTAGCTGTTAAAGCAGCTGATTTGATAGTCGTAATACTATCATTTAATACAGTAACTGTAGGTGTACTAGCTGATGTTACTTTTAATGATTTAATTATATAGGTTTCACTTACTAAAGGATTACCACTTCCAAATATATTAAGCGCATTACCTGTAGTATCGTTATTTATACCTTTAAATTTATATTGGTTTACTACTGCCATTATTCTAAAAAGAAACTTCTAGCTTCTATCTCCTGTTTTAATTCTTCTTGAAACGTTGTATTTAATTTTTCTAACACGGCGTCTAAATCTCGCACAAGTGATTGTGCTACATCTTCTCTATAATCTGGACTTGCCCTTGTTAATGTTTGTACTATTTTAGCCATTATGCGAATCCTAATAAATTTTTTAAAGCTGTTAATCTGTTTCTTTCACCAGCTAAAATATTACCAGCCTTTAGTTTTTGTAGTAAAAGATAATATTCATCTCTTAACGCAGCCATTTCAGGTGTTGATCCTAAACCTTCGCCATCACGATTTATATTATCGTCTAAATTTTTAGTGTTTTTTGTTTTACTTTTTGTTTTACTTTTTGATTTACTAGTAGTTCTATCTACCAAACCACTTACGAAAGAATCAACTAAATTTGTGTCTGTTAAACCAAACGTTTGAGCTATGTCAGCTGCAAATTTTGCTGCGTTGTATAAACCTTTTGCTTTGCTATATTTAGCTGCAAGGCCAGGATTAATTGCAGTTAACCCAACTGGAACAAGAACATCTCTAACAAAACTAAACTTTTTTGTTTTAGGTTGTGCAACAAGAGACATATCAAAAGGATTAAACATTTTAGTAACTCTAGGATCAAAAACACTAATGCCTTTTTGATTCAATGCATCTATCGCTAGCTGTCTATTACGTTTAGCTTTATAAGTAGTTGGAACAGTTATTGGATTATTAAACTTATCAACACCTATTGTAATTGTTGGTGTTGGCACATTTTTATATTGATTCATTATAGCTCTTTCTCTAGAGCTCATGTTTGCATCTTGGTTTGCTTGTACGTTTGCTGTTTCTGTTCCTAAATCTCCAGTATCAACTGCATCGTTTACACTTTGATCGCCCGTGTCTGCACTAGGAGAACTAAAATCACCTCTACTTGCATCCATACCACCACCTCTAAATCTAACTCTTTTACCAAGAGCGTACAATTGTCTTGCTTGTTGTAGATTGGTAATAGCCATTATCTTCTTCCTCCTGAATGTACGTCTAATCTAAACGTTCCTAACTTCCAGTTTGTGTCTACAGCAGTATTAGAAATAGTCAATGCAATAGCTCTAGCTCTTGCACGGGTGTCTATTTTTTTAGTGCTAGAAGTTGTAGTAAATGGTCCAAGTGGAGAACTAGCAGAACTGTCGTTTGGAAAATTTCTTAAATCTAGTTGTACAATTGTATTACCTTGTTGAGCAATAAAGTCTGGTATAATTCTACTTATTCTCATCATGAACTCACCATCACCTCTAAATGTAATACCTCTTGATTGATCTTGTGTTATGTCAAAATCTCCGGATGTAATGTTTGCCGGAACAGCTGCTGTTGATCCATTTTTAATATAGTTTACACCTTTTTCATGTTCATAATAATAACTAACACCATCTGTATTGCCAGTTACATCAAAAGAATCATCATCACCTGGATCATACTCTGTAGCGTGTGGTAAACCAAATACAGCAGAATCTTGCCAAGTTGTTCTTTTAAATATTGAACTATCGTTTGTAAACCAAATAGGCCTGTCTACCGTAGAATCTAAGTAACTATAAAGAACCGATCTATTATTAGCATTAGAGTTTTCAGTTGGATAGAACCATACTACTTCACCAAACAAGTTATTAATACCACAATAAATTAATTGATTAGATGTTGTATTTAAATCATCGTAAACATAGTCTTCAACAAAACAGTCTAGTGATTCTAGTTTACCAGTAAATCTAAAGAAACCATTATCAGACATCCAATATGCAGCGCCATCAACTTCAACAGCTGCGTTCATACCAATTAATCCACAGTTGGTTCCAACTTGTTCAAATGCAAAAGTAAACGGTGTTCCTACAAAACGCATTGTAAATAATGCTGTGTCACTCCAAACATAAATTGCATTTCTACCAAGTTCAGCTCCCATGATCCGTGATCCGTCGGCCAGTCTTTGTGTACCAGCGGTATTAGTAGATGTTGGTGTATAGTCAGTTATATCTTCTTGAGATGAGAATCTTATAAACATATCGTCTTGTGTAGTTTTATCTCCGATAGTTGTTTCGGTTCCAAAAAATACTAAGTGACGATCAGGAGTAGATACAATCATATCACGGGATGCGGTTGGTGCACCTGTTATAATTGTAGCTCTTGTTGCTGTTGCATTTGATGCGTCTCCATCCCATTGAAAACATTCTCCGTTGTGTATCAACGCAATAAGTGTTGAACCTAAATTATCTAATGACCATAAACCAGGATCTGTAACTGAGTCTGTGTTGGCTGCAGGTGATCCCCACCCAGTCCAACTTGAAGTGTTTGTAACAGTAGCACCACTGCTGTGTCCGGATCTCGTAGACCCTCTAACAGCTCTTGTAATACCTGTTAGGTCATTACCAGAAACACCAGTGTAAGATATTTCTTCTGAGCCTACTTGAATATAGTTTGTACCCGATGTTGGAAAACCGGTTGTGCTTGTAAGTGTAATACTTGTTCCAGATCCACCCGTACCATTTGCATCATCTAATAACGCTCCATTTAAAGTTGTTGTTTGAGATCCTAAAATATTACCGCCCCATAAAGATATACCCCAACCAAAAGCTCCTAACTGTTCTGCTGGTCCAACATGATAGTATTGATAATAGGTTATGCCTCCCGATGTAGTCGCACCACTTCCAGTCTCATTACTAGGCATTGTAATAGTTATAGTTGTTGAACTTGGTACACTAGTTACCATAAATTTTTTATCTGCAAAATCAGAAGCACCAAAATTAGAATTAGTTATAGCTGAAAATGTAGAGGCCTCACCAAACAGTATTATATCTCCAGCTTGAAAATTATGTGATCCAGAAAAAGTTATAGTAACAGTTGGTGATCCATTAGTCGTGCTAAATGCATTAGTGATCGCTGTGCCTGATGGGTTAGTTAAAGGGTGTATGTCATAGTATACTCCTCCAGAGTATACATATAAAATTCTGTTTGTACCAATAGCAGCATATTTTATTGAGTCTTTGTTTACAAAATGATGTAAACCTCTTACAACACCTGTTAATTTAGATGCACCTAATTGATTCCAGCCACCTACTTTTTCTGGTGTACCATATCTAAAACGTACGTTCTCACCACCCGTCCATTGTCCCTCGGCTCCTGTAGGTGTAATTTGTTTATTGAATCCAGGTAAAAAACCTATCTTTTGTAACATATGACTCCATTATAATACTACTTTACAAATGAAGGTAGACCTAACATAGGTCTTCCATCAAATTTGTTTTTTTCAGCAAATGGGCCATTTACATGATTATAATGCAAAAATACCTGGCCG